CTTGTAAGCATTGCGCAGACGCACTTGAAAATTATCTTGTGTCTGAGATGCATCGACTTGATTTAGGACGGTATTCTGTGGATGAAGCAGCTTATGAAATACAAAACACACCCTTTTGTTGGTGTCCACCCCCTATAGACAAACCCGATGTATCATTTTCGTCTGTTTTGGTTGCTTTTGTGTATTTTGCTGTTTCGTGTACATCGGTTTTTATACCGGCTGTACCACTTGTTTATGCAGGCTTTGGCCTGTGTTGGGTAGCTATGACTAGGTTTGTATACCTATTCAATTATGATATGAATTCTTATATCTTTTCTACTGTGTGGAGAAGGTTTAAGATAACTTTTACGTGGTTCTACGGAACCGCATTTGTCAAAGGTTGGTTGCTATTTAGAAACACAATCTTTACTTTGATTGGAGTTGATATAGAATCATATGAATGGAAATCTGCCATATTTTTTATTTTAACTTCAATATCTGTTAGTTCTCTAATTGTCGTCGTACCATTTACTATACATTATGTTAGATCAAGAAAGCGACAGTTTCAGGAAAAAGGCCCAATGGAGATGCTTCCGGGATACCTGAAACAAGTAGCCACCGTAGTGGGTGGTTTGGGTGCTGTTGGACTTGTAATAATTCAAAGTTCAGCATTTATAAATGCACTTAAAAACCTAACTACTACTGGAAAGTCATTTTTCAAGACCCCAAGAGCTGAGTCTGCACAATGTATTTCTGTTGTTCAGAAGTCAAAACAATCTGACTCTCTACGAAAATTGGCCAACGCTACTGTTAGAAAAAACAACAATTTTTATGCTGATAAAATCGCAACTAAATCCCTGTTCTATGGACCAACAAATTCTGTAAAGGCGAATGTTATACGTTGTCCAAATCCATCGGTAGCTTCTGCACCTCTTAACGCCATAAACACTATGTATATGGAGGTTATTCGTGAAGAGTATGCATCTATGGATTTTGTACAAACGCAATACGGTCCCATACCGAATTTTAAGACCCAAAATGGACAGTTGTTGTTATCAGACATTTTACAGATGGAAGACATCATTCCTATCAATGATCAATTTTTTGCTGCTGGACGATTCATGTGTTCTAAAGCCTTTTATGAAAATAAAGGACGCTTTCAGAAAACCTGCCCCTATAAAGTTGGAAAACATGAAAACATGTGTGAATTAACTGACTCTTGTTATCTTACTAGTCGGTTTACTTCACATATCCGAGCCAAATTAGAAATTGTTGAGGAGCGCTTTATAAACCTATATGCTTTTGCAGAAGAGGGGAATGAAGTTTCCATTCTTGCTACAGACGAAGTGTCTGCTCGAAATCTTTACTCTTCATCCGAGGATGATGCTGATTTAACCACTGTAACCTCATCCATATCGAGTACCTTAAAGGCTCATTGGAAGAAGTTTGCTGGATTAGGTTTAGTAGTTCTTGGATCTTACTTTATAGTTGTAACCATCTTTAAGTGGATGTGGGAAGGTGAAACTGCAAAGAAAGAGAAAGAGGGAAAAGATACCCGAACGAAAGGACAAAGAATTGCTGCCGCTAATGCTGATAGGGCTGCAATTTTAGATAAAGATTTGGTTGCCAAACGAGATGATTTTCGTAACCAAATCAGAGATCTTCGAGCGTCAATGAATTCTGATATTGCTGACGGTGATTTCACATATGTAGACCAATATGTGAATGATCTAAAAGATATTACTGCACAGCTAAAACGAACTGATGATCTATTACAAGCCGCATATAACGGTAATTTCGATGAAATAGCTCGGAAGAAAGATCAAAGGTCGAAAAGAGCCAACAATGATAAGGCTCTACCAAATTCGATGAAAACCAGGAAAAATAAGGAATCAAACGTCTGTAATGTAGCAGACTGTGGTGTAAGTACCGAATTTGAATTTTGTAGTAAACACTTTAAGGAGATAAAAAAAGGAACGCCTCTACAACATGTAGAAGGTGGAGAAGTCCGGGACAAAATGTCCCAAAAGACGAAACGTGTAGTCAAATACGCACAGTCAGAACAACCTTCTACGACTACTACGTCCTCTTCCGCTCCCGTCAAAGAAAGTAAACCATCAATGCCCATCGTAAAAAGGGTTCCTGTATACAGGGTCAAGGAGGCTGTTGTTGCAGATAAAAACAACAATGACTCTGGTTCTAGACAGTTACCAACCTCCCCCAAATATGCTATTACTCCAATCTTTATTAAACAAGCTGACAAATACATTCAGAACGGTGTTTGTTTTAGAGCCAAATCAACTAAGGATTCCCCACCAAAACTTTACTCTGCTAACCATGTAACGGTATCACCTTCGTACTTACTCATCGACAATAAATATGTCCTGACCAAATTTACTGCTTTAAATGGCGATTTATCTGTGTCAGATGATGTCACGAAGATATCTGGAAAGGTGTTAATTTTTGCCACTCCTGATGACAGACCTAATAATATGTCGTTACATACCTACTCTGTAAAGAACCAAGAATATATGACTGTATTTTGTGATGGATACTGGTCGAAAGATCTAGTAGGATTCTCTCACACTTCTGACACTTATCCTGGGCAATGCGGATCCCCTTATATCACCAATAATGGTGTCGTTTATGCTTTTCATGTCTCAACTGATAATAAAACCAACAATGGAATGAGTCTATACTCATCCGTGCGGGATTTTTAATTATCCCACTTCAAAAACCCGAAAGTGGGATGACAATTGTGGTATCTCAACCCCAACTACCTTATAAGTATTTAAAGTATGTTGGGTCTCTCGCCCCACACTTGTCCAAATCTCAATTGGCGAGAAGTGTTAACACAAAGATGCGACCGTCTATTTTAAAGACTATTGCACCTGAATACTTTGATTCTGTCGAGACGTTGATCTCAGACAAGTACTTTTATAATACACCTGTGCGGAAAACAGTGGAGGAAATAGAAATGAGAATGGATGTTGAAAAAACTATATTCTCAGATTCAAACAAAACTTATGCTCTATCTATAGTATCAAAGGTTTTACAACCTTTATACTCTCAAATTAGTCCTATGACGGACGAACAAGTTTATGATCATATTGATCTTTCCAAATCTCCATCTGTACCTTGGAAGTACTATGGCTTTAAAACAAGACAATCTTTTGTTGACTCAGATTTCTGGGTTATGGGTTGTAACGACATAACATTCCTTCGGGATGTCGGCCCCATATATTCATCTGTGCCTAAGGAGGAAATAGCTCCTATCTCTGACTACATGACTAAATGTAGAACTTTTGCTGTCCCTGGATATCATTTACTCCATTGGCAGATAAAACTTTTTGGTAACCATAATGAAAACCTTAAAAATTATTTTTGGTCGGCTTATGGGTTTAACCCCTTTTCTGGTGGTATCAATAAGATGTGGCGTGCCTTCCACGAACTTAAAAAAGATGGCTCATATAAGTATCCCATCCTTATAGCATGGGACGTTAAAGGATATGATAGACGTATCCAATTAGATTCATTAGCCGCTAGGCAATATCAGGCGTATAAGGCCAAATCTCAATACACTCATTTAATGCCTTTTGTTAAATGGGTATGTAATGCTTATAGAATGCATTACATCATTCTAACCAATGGTGACATTGTTATTTCTCAAACTGGAAATAGATCCGGTTCTGGAACTACTACTGCCAATAATATTGAGGCAGGATTCGAAGTAGTTGCTGATATACTAGTTCATGTATTTTATTTGAAATACGGAACTTTACCTCCATATTCATTGATCATAGACCAGTTAGTAAAACTATATGGTGATGATAATATAATGGGATTAATGGAAGAATTCTCCTTGGCCTCAAATCAAGATATAGTGTCTGAAAGATTATTGATTGCACACAATTTAGTATTAAAAGAGTTTACTTGTACTACTCATCTATCAATAACTTCCCTCACCTTTATGGGTTTTTCTATGAAACCTTCCTCGAACGGCATCTTTCCTGCCTGGAATGTCGAAAGACTTCTTGTACCGATAGTATACACCAAAGAGAGAAAACCACCTATGGATATATTTGTACAAAGGATGTATGCTATTATGATACTAATGTACCCCCATTATGAACATTTTGTTAAGCTTAGAGAGGCTTACTTATCTCTAATTTATGCCTGTCGGGATACTACTAACCCAACTGTAAGAGCATTTATGTCTTTGGGAGTCCCAAGTGATATTGACCTAAATACTTTTTATTTAGGACTTGAGACTGGAGGTGGTGGCCCAACTATTTACATTGTATTACTTAAAATGTTTTCATCAAGAGAAACTGGATCAAACCAATACACTCTAACCAAACCAACTATAACTACCATAGGTCCTGGTACCTTCACCTGTTCTTCGACTTGTATATTTGACGAACCTGTCAATATTGTTGGAACAGGTTATTCCCCGACCGATGCCTTCGAACACTGGAAATTACAAGTTAATGAAGAAATCGACGAGTGGGCACCACAAACCTATAGTGGTCTAAAAACTTTTATAGAGATGGTACGAACTTTACCTCAACCACCAACTAACCATCCCTTATATAATCTTTGGAATAAACCGTCCGATATTATTGTCCGTCAATTTGTAGGACACAGAGACTGGTGCAAAGATTTTCCTTCTCCTGACTGTGTTAAGTCTATAGGAGACCCTGATTATCAATCTGATCATTGTGCTTTTAATAAAGCACCTCCAAAAAGAACTGAATATGATTTTGTCCCTGAATTTAAAGAGGGATCATTTAATCCATACGGAAATGGACAACCGATTCAGTCCTATGTTCAGTGGGTAAAAATGCACCCACAGTATTCTGGTAAAACGAGAGCCGAAAGGACTAAACTTTACCAACAATATAAATCTTCCTATGAGAAGAATCAGAGACGTGCTACAAAACCTCCTAAGGTGGTAGTACCTAATAAACCTTATATTCCTAAATATAAGAGAGAAAATGGACTAGAAGAGAGAGCTAAAATAAAACTCTCAGGCTGTGCAAAAGCATATGCAACATCTCTTCGATGTCCCTTTTGGTGGCAAGATCGATCTTGTGCTTCTAAAGTGCCGAAAACTTTGTCACCTGACCAAAATCCTTGTATTCCCATGTTCCCGGCTATCAAAACCAGGAAATTTTATGCCATGGGCAAAGGATCTTTTGGATTGCCGAACGGAAACACTTCTGCATCCATTATGTTTGCACCCTGGAGGTTAGCAAACAATAACGCAATAAATGATATATCCCCCCCTGTACTTTATTCAACAGCCACAACTGCCTCAGTAAATAACCGATTTTTGACGGTAGATACTGGAGCGGCATGGACATTGGGACAATCATCTTTAAACACCGACTATACGGCTGCCTCCCTCGTAACTGTGGGAACTGTAGGAATAAGATACAGAGTAGTCGGTGCTGGATTAAGGGTCACATATGTAGGACCTCCAATCCAAGCTAGTGGTGTATATGCCTGTGTAGAACAACCTGATCACACCACATTATCTGGTCTCACTTTAGACACTGTAGGACAATATGATTCATTCTTTACAATGAATGTAACCTCACAAGAGACCAAATCTGACCCATGGGTGTATTTAACTTACACACCTGTAGATGTTAATGACTTTGACTTTGAATCAGACACCGTATCAAATGCTCTCGGTGGAACTGTCACTAACAAGAATCACTTCATGGGGATTATGGTAGTCGGGGCTCCAACTGGATCCGACTATTTTCGATGGGAAGCGATAGTTCATTATGAAGCCATTGGCCAAATTGTCAGAGGCAAAACTGACACCCCATCAGACGTCTTAGGCACGAGCCTTGTTTTAAATGCAATTAAACCTGAGACACAGAAGACCCTAAACACGAACCAAACAGTTATGTCTGCCGTAAAGGAAGGATCTTCTGACACTACCGTTACTTCAATGGAAAAAGTAGCGAAGAGTGCACTAAAGGTATTAGCCCCTGAACTATCCCCTTTAGTCACTTAGTGGACGATCAACACTATAAGAAAGATCTTTATCACGGGGGTTGTATTATCATTAAGATTACAACCAGCGTGATACCAAAC